GGCGGAGTTCTTGATCGGCTTGTCTGGAGTCCCACTGTCCGGCTTATCACCGGAATCGTCGCTGCCGTATTCGGCCTTGCGACAGTAGGAGCTGAAACCATAGTTCTGCGGATGCTCGACCTTCTTTCGTGTCTCATACTTTAGATAGTTGACTTTAAGCTCCTGCATATACTGCGTATCGTCGGCCTCATGCACGAGGCCGCGCGCTCCACCGGCACTGTAACCGCGAATTGAGCTGTCAACAGGAGTAGCGCGCTGCATTGGTCTTTCCCTACCCTACATTGCCTGGGATAGCGCCGGCCTCTTGAGTCGTTCCGCCTTTGCCCCCACCCACGCCCCCGGGCGAGCCGCTAAGTTGCCCCTTGGCTTGCCCGATCTTATACGGCTGCACCAAAACGAGCGTCGTCAACGATCCGCTTTGATTATCCTGCGTGAACGTCACTTGTTGGATAGCCAGTTGATCATCGAGCGCCGCCATTGGTGAGGTTACTTTCACCTTCTTCCTAGGTTGCCAAAGCTCACCGCCTCCTTGCGCTCCTCCCGGTTGCCACCCCTGCACCGTGACTGTTGCCTGTAATTCCTGCGATTCCGCAAACGCCTTTTCGGCATCGGCCCGCTTCTGCACTTCCGCCGGCGTCCGAACCGGCTGCTCCATGGGGATCTTGCGAACGCTGTATTGCTCCAGCGTGCCATCCGCCGTCTTCCTTTGCTCCGCAGCGGCTTTCATGTTCATCTTGTTGTCGGCTGGCGTCGAACCGTCCAATATGTATTTGCTGAATGCATTCTTCTTACTCATCTCGCACTGCATCTTGAGAATGTTCTGCCCCTCGATTAGCTGTCCCTGATTTCCAGCATCGTAATCCTGAGAGACGAGAACCAGATTGCCCTCTTTGTTGCAGGTAAAAGTTACATTGCGATCACGCGCAAGGCGCTCGATGAATGCATGGATCGATTCCCCAGGCATGGCATGCATGTACGGCCATTTGGTGAGATCAATATTCCCTAAGGTTTCGCATTTGACTCCCGTAGGCTTGAGAATTTCATCAGTTATTGCCTTGATGTCCTTGTCGTCAAAACTGTTCGTCCCATGGTTAATCGACGAACGCACGGCGGCCCATGGTCTGCTGACCCCCCAAATCATAACCCCATGGCGATAAGCGTCATAGGCGACTTGGCGGCTCAGGATTATGCCATCAGCGATCGCAACTTGTCCGGCAAGGTTCACCTTGCACTTGGCACCCGGCTTGAATTGTTTGCCGCCAACGCGCTCGGCGCATGTAAACTTGAACTGATGAAACGTATCGCCCGAAGTCTGCTGCACCCACACTGTCTCAAAATCTTCGAAGTTGTCTCCGTCAACGCTCAGCGTTACTTTTTCGCTGCTCTTGGCTGGCATATTTTTTAAGCCGATAAGGCCCTTCCCATCATCGGAGCAAAGAGCGGATGAACGATTTGATTCTCATTCAGTATCTCGTCTGCTCGCGTGGCGTCCGAGTAGAGCCGTTGCGCGATCGCCAGTGTAGATCTCGGATAGGAGAATCGATAGGTAAGCATTTGCGGCAGCGGACGCGCCGTCTGGGTCAGAAAGAATGAGATCGCGGCATGCAAAGAAAGCACGGCCCGGTATGTCATCGCGTCCATCTGATCGGCCATCGCTTCTTCCGCCGGAGCGAAGCTGGCGTTTATCATCGCGCGCACGTTCTCAACATCTGTGCGGCTGACGAACGTCATGGCAACAATGAGACGCGCCTGAGTGCAAAACGCGAGCTGGATCAGCGAGTCCTTGATCATCTGCGCCCCAGGAGTTATCGGGGCGGTAGCCTCTACGATCTGCCGCACGCGCTCGACTTGCTGAAGGTTGATCCCGGTCGTCACCGCGAGATCGAAGCACGCGGCGAGATCATCTCCGATGGCGTCGGCTTGCAGAAGCGTGACAGCCTGCGCCCGCACCGAGTTCACTTGCTCTCGCAGATTGGCACCATCACGCCCCCGCGTCGGCGCCCACGAGAGCAGCGCCACCAGCGCAGCATCGACGATTGGCTGCGCCTCTAGAGAGTCCTCTCTAAACATCTACACGCCTCCCGCCATGATGCTCAGCGTGCGCGCCTGCAACGTATCGGCCGCTTGAAGGAGGAGAAAATCCGGCGCCGGCGTCGGCTTAAATGGTGGTGTGCTGGCTTCGGCGAACGTCATATCGAACACGCAGTATCCGCCAAGATGTTCGTCTTCGGTCAGGCGGTATTGCCGGCAGATGACGTGCTTCGGCTTCATGAACGGGAGAGTCAGATCCCCGGCCTGCCCTTCGTCGAGCTTGTCGCGAAGGGCGTCGCGCTTCGTGCGGTAGTCCGGCTCCTTGCTGCTCTGGATGCAGTAGCCGCGGACCGTGAACGCGTAATAGCGCCGGCCCATTAGCTCCGTGTAGCATTCGTCCTTTTTCGGAAACTCGTGAATGACGATGCGCTGGCCGCACTCATACGCGCCGATCTCGCAGAAGAATTGCGCGCCATCAAAGTTCGCAGGCTGAAAGGAATCCCGCCAGGGGTTGTGAATATCAGTTATTTGGCTCATCAGATTTGCACTTGCATTGCCGCGCGCGCGGGTGAACAATTAAGCGTCGTGTCAGACCACGATCCCGGCCGGCGACCATGAAACGAATGACACCCTTGGCGCGATTGTCGCCGGCCGGCCTTATTCTACGCTGCGCCCACCGTTCCATTTGCGGCGACCCCCTGACCAGCACTGACGCCCGTCACCGGTCCCGGCCCGAAGTCTGCCGGCATCATCTGCGTCATCCTCGTGATTTCGGTTGATTTGAAAAATCCGTCGCTTTGCGCGGCAACACTTGTCCCCGGCGGGGCGCGAACATCAACTTGAATTTTACCGGCTCCGCTGATGTTTACGTTTTGATTGGCGGCTTCATCGAGCTTCGCCGATGTCTGATCGAGTTTGTCAGCGCCCATCCCAGGCCATACGCCGAAACGATTTTCAAAGCTCGACGGTTGATCTGCTGCTTCATCCGTCCCCACGAACTGCGATGACGACGCCTTTCCCCAAGACTCAAGGCGACGACGACTACTGTGCGCAACCGCACCTTTGATATATTTGTCTGCTCCTTCTATGAGCTTTTCAAGCGGCGACCCAGTAGGAAAGCTCGGTTCTTTCGTATTCAGCCAAGCTTGTCCCTCTGGCATTTTCAGTCGCTCGTTATACTCCTTGAGAAATTGCTGCTGTTTCGCTGTGGCATCGGGATCAAGCATGGAATGATATTCACCGCCGCCAGGAGGCCGATAATCCTCAACGCGGCTCGAACGAGGAAACTGAGGAAACCTCTGTGGCTCAACATTAGCAGCCCTCCCCTCGTTCGGACCGGGAGGAGGCGGAGTCGGGATTGGATCAAATGGCCCTAAAGGTTTAAGCTCTGGCTCTCGCTCATCTTGCTCCCGCTTTTGCTGCTCTTCCTCCTCACGTTTCTGCCGCTCGCGCAATGAGTGCGGTGTGTGATCGCGCGGGGGGCGTGGTTGCTGCGGTTTCACATCGATTGGAGGAACGATGATTGGCTTGCCCTGCGTCGGCTGCTGAGGTGCCTCGCCTCCGCCACGCTGCAATTGCTCTTGTTGCTCTGGTGTCAGCTCTGTCCCCGTCGGCTGCTGCGGAGGTGGCGCCCCTGCCCCGCCTCGCCTGTAGCGACGCTGCAATCTTTCTTGTTGCTCTGGTGTCAGCTCTGTCCCCGACGGCTGCTGCTGCGGAGGTGGCGGCGGCCCTGCTGGTTTTGGTGGTTGGCCAGCTGGTTCTGGTGTTCCAGGCTGCCGCCCAAGCCCAAGCTCATGTTGAAGCGGCGTCCATGCATGCTCTGGCGGAGCATTTTTGTACTTCTCAAAATACGCGCGAATCTGCTCGTCCGAAAATCCCTGCTGCTTCATCCTCTCAAATATGTTGTAGTTGCTGTGGGGATCGAGCTTCTCCAAATACGTCGCCTCGCGACCGCTGATCTGCGGCGGTGGTCCCTGATGCGTTTTCTCCATATATTTCCCAGTCAGGACGTCCCTCAATCCTTCCGGCAGCGCATTCCACCATGCTGTTATAGCACCCGCCTGCTCCGCGAAATAATCTTTCCACTGTTTGATCTCGGTGCCTATCTTTGAGAGGTCTGTTAACGCATTATGCAACTCCCTCGCGAATGGAGCCCAGGCCGGGTCTAAGGCTGCAAGCGCCTTCTCGAAATCACCGGTCTCTCGGTAAACCCTCTCGAAAGTTTCCAGATGCGTACGCGCACTTAAAAGCCATTCGTTCAATTCCTTCATGGCAGTATTGAGTCTAAGCCCGTGCACCAGACTCCCGGCGAGGCCCTCACCGATGTCTTTCCAGAGAAATTGCGATTTCCTGATCTCATAAAGAAGCTTATTCGTTTCCTCCGTACGCGCCCGATAATTTTCCTCACGTTCCGGCGAATCAAGTTCTTTCTTAAGGCGTACACCCTCCTTCATTCTTTCAAACGCTTCAGGATCAATGCCAGCGCGCTGCGAACTCTCCTTCCACGCCGCCTCGAATCCCTCACCCTTGCCCGCCGCCTGCATCGTCCGCTGCATGTTCTCCCGCAGCTCGGTCCACAGATTGATCTGCTTCTCTATCGGGGCGCCCTCCATCGCCTTCATCGTCTTCAAGATGTAGTTTGTGGTTGCCGGATCAGTATCCTGTATGAGCCGATGGGTAGTCGGCGCGTTCTCCGCACCGTATTGTTTCAATTCCAAACTCAGATCAGAAAATTGACTGACCACTTTTTGCGCTTGCTCTGCGCTCATACCTCCTAATTGGAGTTGCTCCGTTAGCCCCTTATATCCCGTCATTGTCTGGTTGACGCCGCGAGCATGAGTCTCAAGATTCTCCATCGAGTTGGCGAGGCCCTTGAAGTCGGTGGCACGCTCGACGAGATTGTTACCAAGTGCCTTAAGTTGACCGATGAACTCCGTGGTCACGCCAGCCGCGATGCCACCAAAGAAGCCAGCCTGCCGAATTGCCGAGCCGAGCGCTTGCGCGCCATGAGCCACATGTCCGGGCACGGCTGCGACCGCTTGCGCATTCTGCTGCACTTGCGTGCCAATTTGCGTCAGTTGGGTCTGTACCTGCTGCAATCCCTGCACGGCCGAAGACATTGCCGTAGTAATTTGCGCTGGCAGTTGACCAATCTGTTGCGCCATCGCGCTGAGTTGCTTCACCACGTCACCGATGGCGGCAACGATCTGCGGAGATGCCTGCTGCACTTGCGCGGTGACGGGACCAGCTTGGCGCATTTGATCAAGCTGGCCACGCAGCGCGGCAAGCTGCGCACTGGCCTGATCGTCCAGGGTTACGCGAAGCTGTAGTTCTTCTTGCTCAGCCATCACTCTTCCCGCGAGCGCGCGCCTGCGCCTCGATGAGCTTGACGGTGTAGTGGACGTGCATCGCGACGCGCGACATCGGCATGTCTAACAAATATTCCGGATCCATGTGGTAGCGATCAGCGAGCCGGTAGCAATTCAGAATGAATTCGTCCGGGTCTACCACAGCCCCTGATCCGAGATAAAAAAACGGCGCAACCTGTACGCCGCGGAAGCATAGTCGCGAGGATCGAGGGCCAGCAAATAAGCATCCTGAATGCCCATCAAATTTGCCATGACCTTCGTCATGCGATGATCGTCGATCATATAATCGTAGTTGGACTGCCCATCGACGATGCCCATGAACGCCACGCGCACGGGATTGCCGCCGGCCTTTATCATGTCATTTGCGCGCGGCTCACGGAATGACAGCTCGTTGATCATCACCTCCTTGCCGTCTTTCCCAGGCGCCTTGATCGGCCGATGGCGAAGCTTAATCACCAGTGGCCACGCGTCCGGCGGAGGCGCAAGCCGCTCGCGCAGCCGCTTGACCTCCGCCTCCAGTTCCTCATAGGACGGCTTTTCCGATACGTCCTCCGCTTCCAACACCCCAGATACCGGCGGCGCTTCCGCTTCCGTCGGCACCTCTACTTCGACCGTCTCTTGTTCGATGACGAAACCTTCGCGGATTGGCTTATTCATTCTCAAAATCCCATCTCGTTACAGCGAGTCCCCTCCCATCTCACGCGCATCTGGCCGTCACGGGCATTGATCTCGATGCCTCCCTTGCAAGTTGCCTCTTGCAGGGAATATTGCTTCCCGTTGGCAAGCTGTGCGACCACGGTCACATTCGTTTGCTGTTCGAGCGCATCCACCGAGACCTGCGGCAATGTGCTCAAACTGCACTCGATGTACGGCACCCGCGGCAACTCCTGATAACCGTGGATGCCATCTTGCCCCGCGATCATCGTCCTTTCCAAGCTGTTCGGGGAGATCGTGAGATCCCCGCGCAGCGGCTCCTGCGCGCCATCGACCATGACGAACGCTACACCGGCGAATCGAATTGCCATTTTACGTATCCTCCTGTTTCAAAGTGGGCCGACTTACACGGCCCTTCCCTGATTACTGTCGTCGAGCGACAGGGCTCTCCGGGATCGAGACTGTTTACGAAGATCACGCGCCGAACGTCAGGGGCGGCAACGTCGATGCCTGAGCACTGCCGCTGTAGTATTGCGAACTCGGCCCGATTATCTCTGCATCGACACCACGATCGTACTGGAGCCGGAACTGTGCCAGCACGGCGAAGATGCGGAGCTGATTGATCAGATCAGGCGGATACAGGACGTTCACCCGGTTCGGGTTATTTGGATCCCTTTCCACGATTAGGTTCTGTACAAAAGCCGAGGCGTTTTCGACGAGACCATTGTACTCATCGATGTAATACTCCGACACCAACTCGGCCTTGAGAATGCCCGGAGTCACGATTGCCTGCCCTGGCCCAAAACGCGTACCGTCGTCGGCCAATTTGTGGCGCGGGAATTTGCTGGTGATGTTGTAACGCTGATTGCGAATCAGCAATGCCAGCGTCGCCAGCGTGGTGACA